CCGCCAGACAAGACAATCGAGAGCATCTTGTAGGCGGCGTACTCCGCATCGTACTTGCCCGGCGCCGGGAGAGCCAGACGAATTTGGGCTTGCGAATGACGACTGTCGGGAACGAGCTTCAGGCCGCCGACGTACTCGGCCGGAGCGACCTCGATAGTCTCGCCGCTGGCCAGCGATCCGAAGCGATCATCGACCTCGTGAACGAATTCGTCGTGCGAGATGTTGCCGATGGCGATCACGAACAGGTTCGACGCGTGGTAGTGCGTCTTCATGTACTCGGCTAGGATTTCTTGCGTGAAAGCGCGGACGGTCTCTTCCTTTCCGAGAATCTTGCGGCCCAGTGGTTGGTTCGGATACGCCGTCTCCATCAGGGCATCCATCGCCACCGACTTGATCTGATCCGCGTACTGGTAGATTTCCTCGACGACCACGTTTTTCTCGCGGATGATCTCTTCGCGCGGAAGGGTCGAGTTAAGGATCACGTCGGCCAGAATATCCAACGAAGCCGTGTAGTGTTCGGGCAGACCGTCCACGACGTAGGCGGTGTAGTTGTTGCTGGTGGCCGCGTTCACGTCGCCGCCCAGCGCTTCGATTTCGAAGGCGATATCCTTGGGGTTCCGCGTGGTCGTGCCTTTGAAGGCCATGTGTTCGAGGAAATGCGAGATGCCGCTGTTGGCTTCCGTTTCGTGACGTGAGCCGACCTTCGAGAACACGGTGGTTAGCACTTTCCCTTCGCTGGCATCACGGTGGGTCGCAACGACCACGCCATTATCCAAAACGGTGACCTGAAGGCCGTTGGCCTCGGCCGACTTGCCGATGTGGCCAAAGAGACGGCCAAGAAGGGATTTGGGCAAAATATGAGTACTCCACAGAACCAACAGCCAGAATACCTCTAATTGTCGATTTCGTCAACCAATTTATGGATGCGCCTCCTTGGCTAAATATGGGGATGGCGAACGAAATTGATATCGAGAAAATCCAAGAGTCCCCGCACCTTCTGGACATGTTGCTCCAGATGGAAGACGTGCTGGATTCGTTGGACATTTACGTCTTCAGGAACTGGTACAAGGGCGAGGTTGTGTCCGGCCCGAACGTGCGCCGGTATTGGCTCGATTTCACCCTGCGCTACAAGTACGACCAGATGCCGGATCAGAAGGCCGCTATGCGCCTGATCAAGCACGGCATCCGCGTCGATTTCGCCAAGGGATCGCTGAAGTCCAAGGAATACACCGACGCTGAAGGCCAACTGCGCCAAGGCGATCACGACCCTGTCGCGGCGGGTGATCTGAACGAGCCAGAACCCGATGAAGTCACCGATGCAAGCAGCACGGTCTGGTTGGTGACCATCAGCATCCCGCGTCGTCTGGTAGCCCAAATGTCGTCTGAGCAGCTTGATTCCGAATATGAAGACGAAGTCGAAATCGACGACGTTGACGATGCCAAGGACACCGGCATCGACGATGAATCCGCGTACATGCAAGACGAAGATGGTAGCGGCGAAGGTGGTCAGGGCAACCCTGACGACGAAGCACCGCCCGAAGATGGGGCGCCGCAATAATGAACATTTTCGAAGGAATGCGCCACGGCGATCTGGAGGATTTGGTCCTCACCATGATCAGCATCGATCAGTACGAAAGCAAGCTTGACAATTCGGCCATCGTCGTCGGCTTCTACGTCAATGACAAGGATGCTGCTGACGATCTCAACCGTTTCATTCAAAAATCGGCCGTCGAACTGCTCGACTCGGAGGTCTCTCCGGCTCCAGACCAGCACGGCTACTATCTGGTGTTCGTCGAACTGCTCAACGATGTGAAAATCGTGGACAACATCGAGACCATCCTGCAAGAAGTAAGCCCCCTCGTCGCCGACGATTCGTGGCAAATGCAGCTTCGCGGCGTAGACAAGGTTTTGCCCTTTTCGCGAAAGACCTTGACCCGTCGTTTTTCTCAACTTCGGAGTGAGCTTGAGATCGATGTTGATCCCGAAATCGACAAAAAAGTCGTTGAATTTCTGTCGCATAGTGACGTTATAGCTGCACTGATCGAAGACGACCATGTAGAGCTTAAATCGTCCTTCGGACAGTTCACGGGCATCCTCGCCGGTTTCGGTGACGTAGAAGCTGTACTGGTAGAAAATAAACTAGAGAATACGGCGATCTCTCTGGAGTTTAGTGACGTGGTCGAATGCAAGCGATTGTCTCATATGCTCGGGGAAAATTGGGTGTCCACGCGCATTGGCAACCATACGTTGCTGCAACGAAATGACACAGATGTTGCCATCCTGTTGCGGAACCCGCGTTTTTTCTAGTCAATAGATAAAATTGCATATGCCATGCGAAAAACCATTTGAACGCTCACCCAACGTTGTGCAACGTTCGGTCCCAATTGAGGGCGTTAGTAAAGTACGGGGTTTTGATGTCAGTTGCCAATACGGTAGACATGACGTGTAAATGGGCGCACCTTAAGTTTTGGGGATCGAATCAGGATAGTTCCCGGTTGCCGACGCTGGACGTTCTCAAGAGCGCCACAGTAGTCGACTCGGCTTACATGGAAACGAAGAAGCCCTGCGTCTTTTTGGCGCTGGGCGAACGCGACGATGTAGACCTCGTGGAACTCCGGCAATGGTTGAAAGAGCAAACTATAGCCGGTTACAAGATGAGCGCGCGTTTCCGTTACACGGTCAAGGACTACACCACGGACAAAATCTACTTGGGAGTTCTCTTCAATTTTGAAGAGATGAACGATGCGGCGCTCTGCCGCTTGTTTTGGGGATAAAATGATACGTCGAGGTCTCTTCAGAGGTGTGAAAAGGCCTCCGGGTACCCCCGTCTACCAAGGGCAGACCATGGTCGGCCGCGATCTTGGTGACGGGTGGTATCGGACGTGGGAGAAGGGTGGCGTATTTTTCTTTTCTGGGGACAAAAACGGCCCAATCGACGGTGGGCCGTACAAAACACGCGCCGCCGCGTCCAGATGCGCGATAAAAGTCATTTCTGCGACGAAATAGTGTTTCGATGAACGCGTTCACAGTAAAATCCTACCACCATGAGTATGGCCCTCGTCTAAATAAAGGCGAGGGTTCATTTTGCGTGGTGCGGTGTGGAAGGCTTTATTGGGTCGATTGTGAGTCTGCTGACAAGCGGAAAAAGCGGGGCGGAAGTCCTGCCCGTTGTCATGGGTCTCATTATCTGGCATCTTCTCGTAGAGCGCAAGAAGCTCGTAGAAGAAAATAAGAAAAAAGAAGATAAACTCGACAAAATCCTTGATGATTATTACAAGGGTAACCTCACTTTGACTGAGGCTCTTAACTCTCTGAAGCTCGTTCTGTACGAAATCAGAGGAAATATCTCCTTTCGTCGGCAGGATTAATTATGATCTGGCCGTTCAACACCCGTCGAAAGCATGATGAAACGCGCGAGCGTGAAATTCTGCGCGACCTGAAGGTTTTGGAAAGCCAGCACGCGTTGCTCGAAGCCGCGACGCAAACCGCCGATGCGGCGAACATCGTCACGACTAGCCTGCGCGCCCGCCTCGAAGAGAGCATTGCCCAATTCGAGAACACCGCCCGCATCCTGAACGATGCCTTGGTCATTTGTGACCTAGACGGCCACGTACAGGCCTTTAATCCGGCCGCTGAGCGGATGTTCGGCATTCCGGCTCGCATGGCCCGCGACACCTTCGTAGGGGACCTGTTCGTCAGTAAAACGCGTCTGCTGGACACCAGCGACAACATCTGGGCATTGATCGAAGAATTTGGTGGCGACGACGCGCCGGACGTGATGGGACGCGCGGCGAACGGTCGCACCTTCCCCATCGACGTGAACCACACCCGACTCGACCGCTCCGAAGACGCGATCATCCTCATGGTCCTGCGTGATATGTCGCCTTGCGCCGACATCAAGTCCGCGCTGAAGAGCTACCGGTCGATCTTCGATTCGACGTTTGACTGCATCCTCGTGATCGACAACGACACCATCGTCGCGGCCAACCCCATCGCCAGCGACCTGTTCGGCTACACGGTTGACGAACTTCTGACCAAGTCCTTGGCCGAATTGGTCATCGACGGCCGTGAGCGCCTGACATCGGCCTTCCGCACCGGGGATGACGCTGTTGGTCTGAAAGGCGAGGTCAAGGATCATGATGGCCGTGAGATGGAAGTCTCATTCACCACCACCACGATCATCTGGAACGGTCGTCCGGCATCGCTGGTGACCATCAAGGACACCACTCGCATCTGGGACAACAAGCCCGAAGCCGAAAACATGATCTGCTGCTTTAACGAGAGCTACAAGATCACGTTTGTAAACGCCTCGTTCGCGAAATTCTACAGCGCCCGGCGTGAGAAACTGTTGGGCGCCGATGTACGCGATCTGATGGACGACAACGAACGTCGCACCTTCATGATGCACATCAAGGGGCTAACCCCGGAGAAACCGAACCGGCGCGTCCAGATGCAAACCAAGGACGACCTTGGCGTTGACCACTATCAGATGTGGACCGACCATGCCGCGTTCGATGACGACGGCGTGGAATTCCAACGCATCGGACGCGCCGTCAGCAAGCGCTAACGCATCGTTCCACGAAGCTTGGCCAGCCGTTCGAACATGGCCTGATCTTCCGCGTCATACACCTCTTGCTCGGCATTGGCTTCCTCGTAAGTCGAGAGATCGAACTTTGCCCGACGACCACGCCATGCTTTGAACCAACTTCTCCACGGCGCGACGGCGGGCATTTTCTTTAGCTCGGCGGTACGTTTTTCCCACGGATTCGGACGGTTGGGGTAGACATTCGTCCACCACTCGTACAGAGCAATCACCTCTTCGGCGAACACGGTCTGATCGGGATCGCAGGCGGCGTGGCTCCTGCGGATCGTTCCGACGATATCGGCCTGACCTTGGGCATAGTCCCACTTCACCTTTCCCACGAAGATGTGGAACATGGTGTGCAGCATCTGCTCGGATTCGCCCCACCATCCCGGCTTAAGGGTCGCGGGCCGGATCACGTGGAACTGGTGCGTGGTGCGGTGCTTTACCCACCATGCCGCTCGGGACAGAGTCCCGTTGACGAAGCGGCCATACATGGTCCGGAGGCCATCGGTCAGGAACATGCGAAGGGGGTAGCGATACCAGTAATAGGAATCGATGCGATCCCACATTTCCATGGAGGCCGCGCGGGGCTTGGTCAGGTACAGCCACTCGAACCCACGTGGCTTCTTGCCACGCGGTTGCCGGGTCTTTCCGCTGATGTAGATTTCGTCGTCGTCGCCAATATCGGTCATAGACCTTTAGAACTCCGGATTTCCGTACAGTTTTTGTATGTCTGCGTTTTCAATTAGAATTAGAAGGCCACGCGAGCCAAGCGATACCTGTGCAATGCTGATCGAGACTTCGCCGAAGGTTTTGAATGGAAGCAATGAATCCAAAGACATGCCGTTATCGCTCAGACGAATTTCGATATGCTGAAACTCTTCACTGACCTCAATCGGGTCACGAGCATACATGAGTTCTAGGCCCATTTTCTCGACTATTTTGGCGACGAGTTTTTCGGCGCGCCGCTCTCGGGCGTTCCGCTCATTATACCGAACGTCGTCGAGATCGTTGTCTTCCATCAAAGAAATCCATTGGCGCATGGGCGTATTTAGCGCATGAACACCAAGTATATCGTAAACCAAAGCGCCTTGCAAACGATATGGAGCACTTGGTCTTGGTGGTAGGTGAGCTTTCCTTCGCACTTCCGGAAGTCGATGGTCGCGTGGGCGGCGGTCTCCAGAAGGGCTAGAACCACAGAGCCGGTGATCAAGCCGACCAAGACCCCGTGAATCATCGCGTGGGCGCCCAACACCATAGGCCAGATGTCCTTGCCGAGTGCGGTGTTCCGATTCTTGGCGTTGGCCATGTACTCGCCCTGCACACCGAAATCGGCGAGGGCATGGCCTGCGACGAGTAGGAAGGCCACTAGGGGCAGGGAGAACGTCATGCGCTCACCTCCGCGACATCACGAACAATCTGGAACTCGCCATCGACGATTTTCAGGTTGATCGTCTTCCCACCGTTCTCGATGCCCTCCCCGCCATAGCGGCCGTAGATCGGGCCGCCGTCCGTGAACACCGTGCCGTCTCCGGAGGTACGGAAGTCGTGGTTCCAACGGCTGAAGATGATCTCGCCATCAGGAGCCTGAACACCAAACCATTCGTGTTCGGCCGCGCTCATGGCGCTGGTGATGAACACATTTCCTTCGGTGATGTACAGGCCGAAGTAATAGTTGTGACCCAATTCGAAATTCGGGCTTTGTTGATAGAACACGGCGACTGGACGGTCAGTCCAGTTCCCATTTCGGTTCTGAATCGAGAGGTCGGCCACGTATTTGGCTTTGTACACTCTCTCGCATTCGGCGATCTTCAGACCACCGACGTGCTCACCATTGTTGATCCAAGGAACTACGGTCAAAATTTACCACCATCCAGCCGAAGGCTGGTACCAAATAGTTTCTGAAGGTCGCGAATCTCGTCAGACAAGACGGCATTCTGCGACAGAACTTGCGCGATAGCCGCGACAAGGTCGGAAGCTTCCAAAGTCGTCATGCGGATTTCCTTCGAGCCGGTCTTGCTGCCCGTCCGGACCTTCATGATGAACTTGTCGATGCCCTCGATCTTGTTCATGAGAAATACGAAGCGTTGAGGTACGCAGCGTGGTCGTTGGCTTCCTTGGACAGAGCCGGGAGATAATTCTTGTCGCAGAAACGCAAGAAATGGATGCCAACGTTTCCGACTGGTTCTTTCTGAACAGCCTGCACAATGCAGTTGGTCATCAAGTCCTTGACTTTCTGAGGCTGCTTGGTGAGGTCGATCAAGGACTCGTTGATCTGATACTCATCCATGACCCGAACTTCTTTGGTGATCGGGGAGCCGCT